ATCGGCTTCTGTGTATTTCAACATCTCATTCGTTTCGGCGTTCCGCATCAACGATAATGCGTACTCTTGGAGTATAGGCACTCCCAAATTTAAGACAAGCTCAGCGTTACCTATGGTGTTGACTAGTCTCCGTCTGGCTTTTAATGGTGCATCAAAATATTTGGTGCCTCCCAAAGCCACGGACATCAATTTCCATGGGTTACGAACAAACTTGACCAATCCGGGTCGTACTTCTACAGGATGCCCCTGGCACCATTCCACCCCCTCATAACTATCTGACACGTTCTCAATTTTGAGCTCGTGACCGAAGGTTAGAAAGGTTTCCTGAATCTTATTTTCAACGTAGGGCAATTCCTCAGCCTCAATGATAAGAAGACAATCATCTCCATCATCAAGAATATCATAATAGCGGCCACGCATAAACGTGGACACCATAATGACCATAAGGATGCAATTTCCCAAGGCAGTATTCAAATCGCCAGACATTCTCTTGCCTTTGGCTTTGTACTTAATACCTCTGGATGTTCTACCGTAATTAGTGAGCTGCCATTGTAGCAACCTCTTCAGTTCTGGGTGGTAACACATGTAATTGTAGACTGAATGTTCAATCTTCAATAACTCTATGTCAACGTGTTGGTCAAAACGAGACGCGTCGAGGGACAAAACTCGAGGTCGTTTGAAATTGCTCATTTTGTCTTTGAGCAACTGCGCACGACCATATTGTGATAACCCTTTCCCAATAACTCGGGAAGCGGGTAATACCTTTCCATCGCCAGACAATCTATAAAGAATGTGCTCCATGGGTTTGAGGTAGCGGCCTAAAGCCACGCAATATTTTGGGTCTCTGAATTGAATCGCACGAGGGTCAGGGTTGATCTTTGTCGGATTCAACTTCTCTCCCTTCACAAACATCTTCACACCTGCGTCTTTCCTAGTCAGTCCAGTAGCAAGGACGCGATCTACAGCGTCAGTGTACTTTTGCCGTTTATTCCCGGTATAAGAATTGGGCATATCATACCAGCCCTGTGGGCCGGTATGAGGTAGGAATTTGCAGATGTCGTCAGTCTGTTTGCGAAGCGCGGCCAAACCCTCCGGGGTGGGCCGCGGGACAGCCCCCAACACACGGTTGTGTAGGGCTGTCACTTGGTTGTGCAGGCAATCGTGGTGCATAAATGGGGTCCATGTGTGGAGCCCCGGGTCGGCGATGCGCACCCATCGCCGACCGTGGTCACTTCCCGTGTCCTGAGGCACTTTCGTGACTTTGCACCCCTCGGCTAAGCTTTTAAGTTCTTTACCGTGGGAACAAAGTGCCTCTGCGGACACTGGGCCCCCTCAAACGACAGGCAATTGCCTGCCGCTCGGGAGCGTACCTCTCATCCAAGCATTAGCGGAATGCATGGAGCCTACATAATCGGCATCATCTATGTCCTCTATGAGCGCCTCTTCGAAGGGCGTCATACGAGTGCAGGCCATAACAACACCTGCAACTTGGACTATAGTTTCTAAATCGGTCCACTTGGGCCTGTTAGAGCGTGCCCATTGTGTTGCTTTGAAGCGAGTGTCCTTGAGATGCATCTTACCCTTGCCGCTCATAGATGTTTCTAGAGCAACATAGGATAACATTTGTATATCAACCTTATAGTGATATGCTAACGCCTTCAATTCATAACCGATGTCATAATGCTTTGATCTTCGTAGTTGGTACGGTGAACCTATACAGTGGGTCACGATCGGAACAAGGAAAGAAAGCCACCAAAAATACTTTCTTCCCCACACGAACCAAATGAGTATTGCTATCAAAAAGCACACCCATTCCCACGTGTTCACCCACTTGTAGACCTGTCCACTGGGGTGACTTGGAACCTGCTCCTGGTTCCCATCAATCTCAACTGTTGATGTTTCGACGTTTACGTCTTCAAGCTCCTCCGTGATGAGTAGCTCGCTTGGCCCAACCCGTCGACGGTTGAGCTCCCCTGGTTGAGAGGGGGTAGGGGATTCAGGTGGCTGAATCTCCCATGCAATCTGCTTGGCGGCAGATGCTTCCGGTGTAACCGGCGCGGTACATGTATTAATCGAC